AATGGCAACTGATAATTTAACTAACGAAGAAATTAAGTTAGAAATACTCCGTATCGTAAAAGAAAATGGTACGGAGTATCAGAAAAATGACCCCTTGCCAATTTGCGAAAATTATTATAAATGGATAAAAGGTAAGACAATTCGTAAGACAAGTTCCACGAACCTTACTGACAAGAAGGAATAGACTCTAGTCTAACAGACTTTAAATGCAAGAGATGCCTGTCATTCTGACAGAGAACTTTTCTGTTTTGTTTAAACTAAACTGACAAATATAGGAGACTAATATGTCATCACAAGTAACAACAGCATTTGTACAGCAGTATTCTGCTAACATTCAAATGCTATCTCAACAAATGGGATCGTTATTAAGAGACAAAGTTAGACTTGAAAGTGTTGTTGGTAAGAATGCGTTCTTTGATCAAGTTGGTGCAGTTACTGCACAGAAAAGAACAAGCAGACACTCAGACACTCCACAAATAGATACACCTCACGCTAGACGTAGAGTATCTTTAGTGGATTATGAATTTGCTGATCTTATCGATGACCAAGACAAGGTAAGACTTTTGATCGATCCTACATCTTCTTATGCTCAAGCTGCTGCGTATGCAATGGGTAGAGCTATGGATGATGAAATTATCAGTGCTGCTATCGGTACAGCATTCACTGGTGAAACTGGCTCAACAAGTACAGCTAATGCGAATCAAATTGCACATGGCTCTACTGGTTTAACTATTGCTAAATTAAGAAGTGCAAAAGAAACTCTTGATTTAAATAGTGTTGATCCATCAATCCCAAGACACATCATCGTTGGACCAAAACAAATCACTGATTTGTTAGGAACAACTGAGGTTACTTCATCTGACTTCAACACTGTTAAAGCGTTGGCGAATGGTGAGATTAACCAGTTTCTTGGTTTTAACTTTATTGTATCAAACAGACTATCATTATCTGGAACTACTAGATCTTGCATAGCTTACGCACAAGACGGAATCGCTTTGGGTGTAGGTAAAGATGTAACAGCTAGAATAGACGAGAGAGCTGACAAAGGTTATGCTACTCAAGTTTACTACTGTGCTTCTTTCGGTGCAACTAGAATGGAAGAAGATAAAGTCGTTGAAGTACAAGCAACTGAATCGTAATAGGAGGACTAAAAAGTTATGGGTACTAAAAATACAGATCTAGTAGCAAACTTTGAGGCATCTCCTCAAGTTGCTAACAACTCAGCTGAACTTCATGGCGTTCTAAGAACTGCTCATGGAACAGTTGAATTAGCCACAGGTGATAGTGATGATAACGATATTGTTATGTTAGCACCGATCCCATCAAATGCTGCTGTTCCAAGTTTATTCATTGGTTCAGACAGTTTAGGTGGATCATGCACATTCAATGTTGGTATCTACAAAACTGATGGTACAGTTAAAGATGAAGATGTCTTTGCAACTCTAGTAGCCGATGGTGCTGCTATGACAGACGTTAGATTCGAAGCTGCTAACATCGACACTGCTGGTCAAAAAATGTATGAATTAGCTGGAGACACTACAGATCCGGGTGGTTACTACTACATTGCAGCGACTATGTCTGCTGCAGGTGGAACTGCTGGAACTATGTCTTGGAACATTACATACGTTGTAAACTAATCATAGTTCTTAGGTGGGGGAGCAATCCCCCATCTTGCACATGAAACAAATAAAAGATTTAAAAACAATTCTACATTTTAAAAAAGGGAACTATGTATATCGTTATGTTCTCGTTGATAGATTTCAGCATGGACCAAAGTATCATTATGGATTTGATACAAAGGAAGAAAGAACAGAAAAAGAAATATTTGCTTTACAAACTAATAGAAAATTAAGAAGAAATTATATCATTAAGAATGACAAAAAATGATTTTGATCCAAGAAACCTTGGATTATACGCTGAACCAAAACAATTATTGCATTTTCAATGGCAAGACGATACTAGAGTATATAGATATGCTTTAGTTGAAATTATTGAAGAAAAAGATATTAATAGTAGAACTAAGCAGAAAAAAGATGAGTTAGAATTAACTCAAGAAGATATATGGAGAAAATATGGCATCAGTAGTAGACATTTGTAATGGAGCATTAAATCAACTTGGTGCTACCACAATCTTAACATTGACAGAAGATTCTAAGAACGCAAGACTTTGCAACGCAAGATACACACAAATAAGAGATAGTGTATTCAGATCACATCCATGGAATTGTTTACAAAAAAGATTACAACTTGCTGCAGACAGTGATGCTCCTGCATGGGGATTTACAAAACAATACACAATACCTGCAGATTGTTTAAGAGTTCTTACAATATTAGATTACGATGCTGATTATAAAATAGAAGGTAGAAAAATTTTAACCGATAACTCTACCATGAAAATACTTTACATTTCAAGAATAGAAGATCCAAATGAATACGATGAATTACTAAGAGAAACTTTATCAGCTGCTATAGCTGCAGACATTGCTTATGCAGTAACAAGTTCTAATCCAACTGCAACGAATATGTACAATCTATTTCAAAGTAAATTAAAAGAAGCTAGGTTTGTAGATTCAACAGAAGGTCAAAACTTATCACCAGATAAGGGAATGGCAGATGTTATTGGTGCTGATACTTTTTTAAATTCGAGGTTCTAATACATGGCAAGAGTTGCTGTTCAATTAACAAACTTCACAGGTGGTGAACTATCACCAAGACTTGATGGTCGTAACGATCTAACTAAATATCCTACAGGATGTAAGACGCTTGAGAACTTTGTTGTATTTCCACACGGCAGTGCTGCAAGAAGATCTGGTACACAGTTTGTTGCAGAAGTAAAAGATAGTTCAGCTAAAACAAGATTAATACCTTTTGAGTTTTCTACAACACAAACTTATATGTTAGAGTTTGGAAATCAATATATTAGATTCTATAAAGACGATGGTCAAATATTAGAATCAGATGTAACAATCAGTGGTGCAACACAAGCTAATCCAGTAGTAATAACTGCAACAGGTCATGGTTATGATAATGGTGATGAAATATCTATTAGTGGTGTTGTAGGTATGACAGAACTAAATAACAAAAGATATTTAGTTGCAAACAAAACAACCAATACATTTGAGATTACAGATGTTGATGGAACAAATATAAATGGTACAGGTTTTACTGCTTACACTTCTGGCGGTGTAGCAAATAGAGTTTATGAAATATCAACTCCATATTTAACAGCAGAACTATTTGATATTAAATTTGCACAATCTGCTGATGTTATGTACATCACGCATCCAAATCATGAAGTAGAAAAATTATCAAGAACAGGTCACACTTCCTGGACTTTAGCTGATGTTGATTTTACTGATGGTCCATACTTAGATGATAATATTACAACTACAACATTAAATCCTTCTCAACATACAGTAGGAACAGGAGTTACAGTAGTAGCTTCTGCTACAACAGGAATAAATGGTGGTAGTGGATTTCAATCTACTGATGTTGGAAGATTAATTAGATTTGTTGATGGCTATGGAAAAATAACAGCAGTTGCAGATACTTTAAATTTTACTATGGAAATATTAGAAGATATGGGTTCATCAACTGCTTCTACAGATTTTGCATTAGGTGCATTTTCAGATACTACAGGTCATCCTACTTGCGTAACCTTCTTTGAACAAAGATTAGTTTTTGCAGGTACAACAGATCAACCACAAACAGTTTTCTTTTCAAAGTCTGGTGACTATGAAAACATGAATGAAAACAGAGGTGGTACTGTAGCAGATGATGATGCAATCATTTATACAATCGCATCGAACCAAGTTAATGCTATTAGATTTATGACAGCTACAAGAACTTTAATTATTGGAACAGCTGGTGGTGAGTTTGCAGTAAGTGGGGGTGGTACAGATGTTGCAATCACACCTACAAATATTCTAATTAAAAAACAATCTAACCATGGTGCAGCAAACGTAGATGCTATACCTGCAGGTAATGCTACACTATTCTTACAAAGAGCTAAAAGAAAATTAAGAGAACTAGCTTACAACTTTGATGTTGATGGTTATGTATCTCCCGATCTAACTATCCTTGCAGAACACGTCACCGAAGGTGGATTAACACAACTGTCATATCAACAAGAACCTAATCAAATTATTTGGGGTACAAGAGACGATGGTGAGTTAGTAGGTTTAACTTATCAAAGAGAACAGCAAGTTGTTGCATGGCATAGACATAAGTTTGGCGGAACATTTGGTTCTGGAGCAAGTGCTACGGGTTTTGGTGTTTGTGAAAGTGTTGCTACAATTCCAACAGACAATTCAGAATATCAAACATGGGTAATCAACAAAAGAACAATCAATAGTGTAACTAGAAGATATGTAGAATACATAAATGATTTTGATTTCGATGAAACAGATGACACGACATTTAATTTTTTAGATTCACAACTTAATTATGATGGTTCATCTACAGATACAATTACAGGATTAGATCACCTTGAAGGTCAAACAGTATCTATCTTAGCAGATGGTTCTACTCACCCGGATAAAACTGTTAGCTCTGGAAGTATTACTTTAGATAGAAATGTTACAAAAGCTAAAGTTGGATTAGGATATACATCTTTACTACAGACTATGAGAATAGATGCTGGATCACAAGATGGTACATCACAAGGTAAGACTAAAAGAATATTTGATATTGCAATAAGACTCTATGAATCAATCGGTGTAGAAGTAGGACCAGACTTAACTAATATGGAAAGAATACCATTTAGAAGTTCTGCTGATGCTATGGATGAAGGTTTAGGAGTATTTACTGGAGATAAAGAAGTGGAGTTTAGAGGTAACTACGAAACGGATGGGTTTATATTTGTAAGACAAACACAACCTTTACCTTTGACGATTTTATCGTTATACCCTAGACTTCAGACAAATGATGGATAATATATTGGAAGTAGTGCCGTATACAAAAGAACACGGCAGATATATACTATCAAATCAAATGAACCATCCTTTGATGGATAAGGATGCAGAGTTTGATGCTGATGCTGTACAACTGGAGGAAAAAGGATTGGCTTATACTTGTATGATAAATAACGAACCTGTTGCAGCAGCTGGTATGAAAATCATTTGGAGTGGTGTAGCAGAAGGTTGGGTGTTAGCTACTAACAAAGTTTGGGATCATCCTATCCTTGTTGCACGAGCCATTAAAAAAAATTTTGCAAGACTAGCAAAAGAAAATAATATTAAAAGAGTTCAAACTGCTGTAAGACAAGACTTTGACAAAGGTTTAAAATTTGCTAAGTGGTTAGGATTGGAGAATGAAGGATTAATGAAACACTACGGATTTGATGGTTCACATCAATACAGATATGCGAGGATATTTACATGGGTTGGCAAGGAGCAGTAGTAGCAGGTTTAGGTTACGCACAATATAAACAACAAGGTGCGATTGGTAAATACAATCAATCTGTTGCTAATCGTAATGCCGAAGCAGCAGAACAACAAGCAGAAACAATAGATAAAAAAACAGAATTTGATATTGCACAATTTGATAAAGAATTTTTAAAATTAGAAGGAGAACAAAAAGTTAAATCAGCAAAAGCTGGTGTAGCGTTTTCTGGAACAGCTTTAAGAATTCAAAGACAAAATGCTGAAGAAGCTCAATTACAAAGAGAGATTATAAAATATAATTCGCAAGTTGCTAAATCTCAAGCTATTGAAAAAGCAAATGCTTTTCGTATACAAGGTGAAATGGCTAGAGTTACTGCAAAAGCTGCACAACTACAAACTATTACATCAACAACAACAAGTTTATTATCAATGGGAAGCGGTTCACCCGCTAAAACTGATCAAGGATTGAAAGTAGCTCCATAATGCCAAAGATACCAACATTTAAAGCACAAGGATCAATTACAGCTGAAGCACCAACAGGAACTATTAGTGTTCAAGCTCCATTATCAATAGCTAAAACTTTAGAACCAATACAAAAGGCAGTTACTGATTACGCTATTAAAGAAAAAACAATTCAAGATAAAACTGAAGCTCTTAAATTAGAAAATGAATCTATATTAGAATTAAATACTGCTGTTCAAGAAGCGTCTAAAATGACAAATAAAGAAGAAGCTAATTTTTTTTTAAAAAATGAAAGTACAAGAATAAGAAATAAATTTAGAAATCAAGCTACTTCTTCTGGAGTTCAAAAAATTTTTGATAATAATTATTTAGTGGAAGAACAGAAAAAAATATATGCTGTTGATAATGCTGTTTATAAAAATATAGTTCAAGAAGCACAAAATCAAAAAACAATTAAAAAAAATCAAATATTATCAGATTACCTTTTTAGTAATAATTCTTTAGCTAGAAGTACAGCAGCAGATGCTTTAACAAAATTAGAAGATGATGATTTAATACAAGATAATGATACAAGAAATTTAAATAAAAATAACGTAGCTGTTATTTTAGATTTCTATGATGCTAAAAAAGATTTAAATAGTGATCCTATAAATACTTTTTTAAAATTAAAAGATAATAAAAATTATCCAAATCTTACTGTTGATGCAAGAACAGAATTATTTGGTCAAGCAAAAAGAGTATCACAATCGATTGCAAGTAAAAATTTAAAAGAATATTTACTTTCTGCGAAAGAAGGAAAAGAATCTATATATTCAAAGGAGAGTTTAATTGCTCCTTTTGAAGGAGATCCTCAATATGGTGAAATTTTAGAAAAAGTAGAGATTGCAGATATTGTAAGAGTTAATTCAAATCAAATAAAAAATTCTAATTATGGAGAAGAATCAAACGTTATTGAAAATATAGCAGTAGAAGGAACACAATTAAAATATAAAAAAGATGCACAAGGAATTTTACAAGCTGTAGCAAACGAAAAAGCTAAAAGAATACAAACAGATGTTGCTGGTTATTATGGAGATTTTGATAATAATATAATTGATATTAATGAAAAAATATCTTTTGCTATTGAATCAAATAATACTGAACAAGAAATAGCTTTAATACAACAAAGAAATTCTTTGTTAGATAATGTTTATGATGAAAAAGGAATACCCAATTCTCTTAGAAAATATATTAGTCAAGCAGAATCAAAAAATTTAGTATCACAATTTAAAGCTATAGAAAATCCAAATGATCAAATTGGTTTTTTAGAAATATTAAATCAAAAATATGGAGATAAAATTGTTGATGTATATGGACAGTTAGAAAGTGATGGATTACCATCTGGTGCTTTAGTTATGGTAAGCACAAATAGTGTTGATTTAAAAAATGATATTGCAAAAGGTTTTGATGTCAAAACTTTAGAAACAAACATAGTAAACTCAACAGCTCTAAAGAAAACAGATTTAGCTGATATTAAATTTGCTATCTCAACAGAGATGGAAGAAGGTTATAATCAAGTTATAAATAATCAACCTATTGGATCAATTAGTCAAGCATCACATATTAATAAAGTTACAGATGCTTTATATCAAGCTACTTTATATAAAATGTTTAATGAAAATTTAGACAAAGAAACTGCCGCTAAAAAAGTTGTAGAAGAATTTAATAAAGATTATATTTTTAAAGAAACATTTTGGATACCAAATGATATTAATGGTGAAGTAATAAATCAAAAAGATATTCAAGCAAAAACTGATTTTATTTTAGATTCTATTAAAGATACAGATTATTTAGATAAAATAGATTTATCTCATTACAAAAGTACAGATCCTACTATGACAGAAAAAGATAATATAGAAACAATGAAAAGAGATATAAAAGATAATGCTGTATTTTATTTAAATCCAAAAGGTGATGGTTTATGGTTATACGTTACAAGGCAAAATGGTAATCCGTTAGTTGTTTCTGATGCAAGTGGTAAAATATTAGAACTTAAATTTTTAGACACATCAACTAAACTTCCTATTACCAATGAAGAATATGAATATACTGATTTAGATTTTACACCAGATATTAGAAAAGGAAGAGGTTGATGATTAATGTTGGTTTAAAAACTTTTGCAAATACTCAACATGATTTTGATACTGCTGTTGATACAGCTAATATAGGTCTTTGGGAAGCAACAAAAATTTCAGCTGCACAAGCATGGAATTTTAACCCTACTCATTCTCTTTGGAGAACTTTTGAAATGCAAGATGCTATAGAAGTTAGTGACGAAGTTTTATCTAAAGAAGAATTAAATAAACAATACGCAGATTTAGGATTATTTTTTGAAAAAGATACAAGAAAAGGTGTTGTAGATTATATTGTAGAAAGAAAAAAAATTGAAAATAGAAGATCACAAAAACTATCTTATGCACCACAAAGCATGGGTGCAAAAAGTATTTATTTAGGAGCTGGACTTGTAACTTCTTTTGCTGATCCAATTAATATTGCAGCATCATTTATACCTGTTGTTCGTGAAGCTAGATTTGCATCTTGGGTTGCAAGATTTGGTGCAACAAGAGGTAGACTTGCAAAAGGTGCTGTAGAAGGTTTAGTTGGTAATGCTTTAGTTGAACCTTTAGTTTATTCACAAGCTAAATCTGAGCAATCAGAATATGATGAAATGGATGCTTTTTTAAATATTGGTTTTGGTTCTATAATTGGTTCAAGTTTTCATTTGGGTTTTGGTAAATTAGGAGACGCAATAGCAAAAGCTAGAGGAACAGATAATATTTATCAAAGACTTGCTAAATCACATCCAGAATTTAAAGAAGATTTATTTAGACATTCAATGACTAAAGTTTTAAATGATGAAAAAGTAAATACTGGTGAAGTTATAAACTCAACAAGATTAAATAATAAAGAATTATTAGATATTGATTCAGAAAAAAAAATTATCAAATCACAATTAAGACAAGCAAAAAAAATTAAAGATCAAGAAAAAATACAAGAACTTAGAAGTAAAGTAGATGATTTGCAAAGAAAAGAATCAGCTATTGTAAATAAACTTGTAAATGAAAATAAAATTAAAACTAGACTAGAAAGAACAAAAATTACAAGGGATGATACTACAGTAAATCCTAATGAAACTGTTTCTGAACCTATATCAAAAAAGGTTGAAATAGAAGAAGCAGAAGCAGAGGCATTAACATTAAGAGCTAAAGATATGAAATCTCAATTTAATAAAGAATCTATCAATCAAGAAGTTGATGCTAATATTAAAGAAATAGAAAAAATTGATAATAAAATAAATCAAAAAGATAAAATTAGAAATGGTATTAAAGCTGGTGCTAATTGCATAATTAGGAGTTCATAATGTCAATTAAAAAATGTCTACAAGAAGTAAAAAATGTAGTTAAAGATATTTTAAGTGATGAAGAAATAGAAATTGTTTTAACAAAAGTTAAATCTAATTTAAAAAAAAATGAAGCATCAAAAGAAATAGAAGTTAACGAATCTAAAATTACTAAAGATGTAATAGATGAGATTGAATTAGAACAAGCTATTAACAAAAGAAACTTAGCTAATGATACAATAAAAAGTATTACAGAAGCTAATGATATTATTGATAATTTTTCTTCTGATCCAATAAAAGGAATAAAAGCATTTTTAGTTGGAATACAAGATTTTGGCTTTGGTTCAAGAAAATCAATAGGAAATGAGCAAGTTGCTCTTGAAGAAAAATTTCTTACAGATTTTTTTTCAGATCTTAAAAGAAATAAAGTTTTAGATGGATTTAGAAATAATAAATTAAGTTTAGAAATTTATAGAGAATTAGTAGAAGTCGGAAGTTCTGGTGTTAAAGATGCACAATTAATTGCTGCTATTATAAAAAAACATTCTGAAATTATAAGAAAAAGATTAAATTTACTTGGTGCAAATATAGGGATTATAGAAGATTGGATTACAAGA